GTGGATTAAGGGGTCTTAAAAGTTTCACGTTATCTCGTTATAGCGATGCAGCTTGCCTCTATTGACTATCATCACGCGCTCCATCTGTTGAGGGTATTATCGAAAGATAATATCCAAAACAGAAATTCTTATAATCAGGGCCAACCCATTCTTTCGAATAGGATGGGTGATTATAAGGAATTAGCACTGACGCTTCTTAGAAGGAAAAGTTCGCTTAATTTGATCAGTGAAAAGGAGTTTCATGATTTCCTTATGCCTTTCATTAATTCCTTAATGATAGGATTAGGTAGTCTCGGTGTAACCATGACGCTCCGGCAGGTAGTGATCTGTCGGTTGCTAGTTGCACAGAAGTTAGTAGAGGTATCTCGTTTACCTTCGAAATCGGAGAGATTATCGTTCCTATCTGAATTTGCGGCTCGCTTACGTGAGTATGCAATTACAGGCTCGTTCGTTGGGGACTTGCTCTGTAGGAAATTAGTATTTGGTTTGGGTCGAGGCTTAACTGTGAGTAGCCGTTTGGATGTTTTCTTCCAAATTTCTTGCTTCAAAAGAGCATTACCATTACCCGATCAGGCTAAAGTTAAACAGTCTATGGATAAATTTGTCGAGATTACCTCGAAGGAATTTACCACTGATCCTGTTCATCTTACGTCTATCAGGCGGTTTTGCCTCAATTGGGGAAAGACTTTTGCTGGAAAGTTCAACGGTGATATGCAGTTTCGTCCTCCATCTGGGGCAACCTATCGTTCTACGAGAAAGAGCGGTGGGGGGTCAGAAGAAATCAGGGGAGTACTTAATAGCTGGTTAAATAAGCAAATTGACTTTCAAGAATATAAGTTGCTACTCCAGTATTCCAATTATTCTTTCATTGGGTTTCGTCTTTATGATGAATCCATTGAAGAGTTTGAGGGGTATCGGCCACGGTTGGTCCTGTTGAAGAGAACCTTAACTTCGCGCGAAGCGGAAGTTTTCTCTGTGGGACCTGGTGTTCCAGATGTAAATTCGTTTCTAGAAGAGGTTTATAGAACGGAAGCATGTCTGGATGATCTAACTTCATTAGTTTCGGGAGTTAGGTTGCCGAAGATGGCTTATGCATCGGTTAAGGAAAATGGAGGAAAAGTTCGCTCTTTAGCTAAGAGCGAAGCCTCTTTCATTTATCTTTTACATGGTGTGGGGACATCTCTGAGAGATCTCCTTAAGCATGAGATCAGTACGCGGGGGGCCGTTAGCGGTCAACCGTTTGAGTCTTGGTTGACAATTCTGAGGAAGTGGAAGGCGAAGCTTCGCGAACCGACCACTAGGAGTTGTCTCCGGGACGAGTCTGCCTTCGTGTTTAGATCTGCTGATCTAACACAGGCAACTGATCTGATGCCTAGGGACCTATTGCAGTCAATAGTATCTGGCCTCGTTGAGGGGTTAGGTATAAATATGGGAAAAGGACAGGAATCTTTGTTCGGGAAGCTATTGTTTGCTTCAATTGGAGATTACCAGATGGATCTTCCTGACGGCACAACGTTTATCACTAAACGCGGTGTCTCGATGGGACTTCCTACCTCGTGGTTTCTATTGAACATATACAATTTGTGGTTGGTGGAGACATCATGGTATGATGTACTTGGCATTCGCGGTTTTGGGTCACATAGAGTTGCTAGATCTCATGCCCAATGTGGTGATGATCTGGTTGCCTATTGGCCGTCAGTCGTAAATGAAAGGTATACCGTACTACTCGAGCAAACAGGCGGCGCTCCTTCCGCTGGAAAGGATCTCACTGACAAGCAGTGTTTCAACTTTGTTGAAAAGGCTGGTTTGTTAAGTGGGACGAAAATCCGTGCACCAAACGTGATACCCTTGCGTGCGGTGTGTGGTTCCTCCTCCAGTAGTGGCATTCCAGACTATATAGAAGCAGGGGCTTCTATTAGTTCTGTGATGAGTCAATTACCTTATGGCTCCGCGCGTAGGGTTATTGTTAGTCGTATAGTAGGAGTTAGCCACTCTTTGCTAATAAAGCGACTCCACAAGATGGGTCTTAACCCTTATGTCGAACGTAAGTTTGGCGGGGGTGGGTTCCCTATCTTGGAATCGGAAATCGCCGGTTGGAGATGTTATCCAGGGTTCTGCAGAGCGTGGAGGATTGCACTCTCTCATTTGAGAGGGTTTGATTCTCTTCGTAGAAGCATAGGATTGACTAGTCCGTGGTCTAGTCTGTCTGATCAGATCCGGGTTAATGTCTGGGACCAAGTCCGAGCCCATGTTGACGAATATGGGATGGCATTTAAGGCCAAAGAAGAAGATGGTGTGTTCCTTGGTGATCAAGTTGAGGGAGCTGTGGCTCGTCTACAATTCCTTTCAACGGGATCTCTGGTTCAGAATAGTATATATCCTTCCCTACATACCGTCTCCGGAGGTATGCATAAGGTTGTAGAACGGCTGAATCGGATAGTTCCAAAACACAAGCTCTCTGATAATGTTAATAACTTAACTTTAGGGATTTTACGCAAGTTCGGAGAACTTCGCAAGGAATTCTGTTATGTTCCTAACTTTGTTAGTATGGGTCTATCTTCATCTTTGGTTGTGTCAGTGCATTCAAAAGTTGGGTTCAAAGAGAGACGAGATGTGATTACGTCTATGGTGTCAGTCAATGATATCGCATCAAAGACAACCGTCGCATTGCTGTCCCGTGAGGGCGCAAGGCGCAATCTAGATGAGTTAGTAGAAGCAGAAGAAGACCATATCTGGTAAGCCAGTATGCTCTTCCAAGCTTCGGAGTCAGTCCTTTAAAGTGGTGGTTGTTGTCCCATCGTGGGTTCCAACCTTTAAGGTGTCGTGCAAGTAAGACGTCGTACCATACTGGTGCACGCATTGTCACACTTACACTGGACGTATGGTGGTTTGGCCACCGACTCTATAACTTGTCTAGAGGAGTAACTCTCCGTACGGTAGTCTGTGATTACCGACAGAAAGCATCTCTCTTTGAACTTGAACGTTCATAAATGGTGGTGTTGACATTTGCCGGAGTTTTCCGACGTGTCGACTGGGCAGAGCACTACTAGGTAAGAAGAAATCCATCAAGGGATGGATCACCTAGCATCTCGACCCGCATGCTTGTTAGATGTAGATTGGGAAAACCTTACTTGAGAATTGATTATTCGATGACAGTAGGGCCGTCTCTACGATTTGTCAAATTAGGGGGGCTCACCTGTTGGGGGCTCTTCTGTCTGGCAAGCGCATTCGCAACGGTTCAGTGGAGGTACTGGCCAATTCCATTTATGCTTTAAAACGTT